ACCAACAGCAAGCCCCGCAAGCTGGCGCCCCGGCCGCTCCGCCCTGGGCTAAGTAACGAAATCCCCTCCCCGAGAGGGGAGGGGATTACCTATGCAATCCAGAATTGGTTCAATTATCGAGGGCCTTGCCAACATAACTATGGGCTTCGGCATAGCCCTGGCTAGCCAGATGCTTATCTTTCCGCTGTATGGGGTTCACCTATCCTTACAAGACAACGCTTGGATAACGCTGTGGTTTACCTTCATATCCTTGGCACGCGGTTATGTTCTACGGCGCGTCTTCAACGCCATTACCGTCCGGAGGCTCCGTGCTCATAGCAACTAAGACCCTTGAGGCCATCGAGAAGGCTATGTATGCCGATCAGGGGGCTTCATTCCGCGGCCACCTGGGCCGCCTTACGCCACTGGCCGCGGACGCCTACTCGACCAAAGAAGATCTGTGGCGCGATCACCTTGGCGCCTCCCTAATCGGGCGCGAATGTGGACGCGAGCTTTGGTACAGCTTTCACTGGGCAACCGAGAAGCGATTTGACGGCCGCATGCTTCGTCTCTTCAATCGTGGTCATCTTGAGGAACCCCGCTTCATAGCTCTTCTGACCATGATAGGGTGCTCAGTTTGGCAGGTCGATGAAAACGGGAAGCAGTTCCGTATCGGTGACCACAACGGACACTTCGGGGGATCGATGGATGGGGTTATTCAGGGCCTCCCCGATATCCCAGATCAACCCGTCCTTGGAGAGTTCAAAACTCATAACGCCAAGTCCTTTGAAAAGCTGATCTCCGAAGGCGTCCTGAAGGCCAAGTGGGAACACTTCATCCAGATGCAAGTGTATATGGGAAAGAACTCTCTGACCTGGGCGGCCTATTGCGCGACCAACAAAGACACCGACGCCATCCACATCGAGCTCGTCCAGTTCGACCAGCTCCAGTACCAGCGATACTTAGACCGTGCCGGGATGATTATCGCTGCGACCTCCCCGCCTCCACGTATCAATGAAAGCCCGGGATGGTTCAAATGCAAGTTCTGCGACCAGAAAGATGTTTGTCATAATGGGGCCACGCTAGCGCGTAATTGTCGGACGTGCCATTGGTCCCGGGTCGCTGAGAAAGGTGCCTGGGCGTGTGTCCATGAGGATACCTTGGAACCTTACGGGCCTACCAACATTTCCAAAGAGATGCAGAGAACTGGGTGCAAACGTTACGAGCCACTGACTAACAAATGAAAATAGCTGTCTTATTTGATGGAGCCGGTCTGGCCCGCCTAGGCCTAGAACAGGCTGGGCATACTTGTATTGGGGTGGAGCTAGACCCAATTAAGCATCACCTGTCGCTCTTTGTGGGTAGTGGTAATAGTCTACTAGCGGACGCTAAAGACTTCACCTTAGAAGGCTTCGATGCTGTTTGGGCGTCGCCGCCGTGTCAACAGCGCAGTCAAGCCAGAACGCAAGGTGCCCCAAAAAGTGCCTATGCCGAAGACCTAGTTGAGTGGAGTCTGGCTATATCGACCGACGTCCTGTGGGTAGAGAATGTGCTGGCGGCCCTACCCCACTTCGGCGCGTTATACAACGCAGCCCAATTCCTGGAGGTCCCTATTCAGTGTCGAAACCGCATAATGGGGGGACGCTACCGACCTCCCGGGGTGTTTAGGCCATATCAAAGGGCACCTTCTGGGGTCTGCCCCGCCATCACCGCAACGGAGTATAGAGGCTGCGCCAGCGACCACCGAAGGGCCTCCCGCTTCTATGGTCGCAGATTAACCTTGGAGGAGTGCGCCTACCACCAAGGCTTCAGTATACCACCCGAGTGGTCTAGCGTTCCGCCTTGGTTCAACGGAACCGCCGTGGCTTGGCGGAACCAACTATATGAGGCCGTAGGAAATGGTGTTCCGGTCTATATGGCCAAAGCCTTTGGCGAGGCCTATAAATGATCCTCCGAGACTACCAGATCGCTGCGGTGCAAAGCATCTTCGAGTATTTCGCAGACGGCGGTAAAGGCAACCCTATTGTCGCACTGCCCACGGGCACAGGTAAGTCTGTGGTTATCGGGGCGTTCATCAAAGAGGCCCTCCAAACCTATCCAGGCACGCGGGTTATGAAGCTGACCCACGTCAAGGAACTAATCGAGCAGAACTTTGAAAAACTCCTTGCCGTCTGGCCGACGGCTCCGGCCGGTATCTACTCGGCTGGCCTGGGTCGCAAGGATACCGGACACCCAATCTTGTTTGGCGGCGTCGGTACGGTGGCCAGAGGTACCTCCAAGATGTTCGGCCGCATAGATCTACTCATTATTGATGAGTGCCACTTGGTATCCCCCAAAGAGATGACCATGTACCAACAAGTCATCAAGGGGCTTAAAGAGGTCAACCCATATCTCAAGGTCATCGGCTTCACGGCTACGCCCTATCGCCTGGGCCATGGCATGCTAACCGATGAAGGGGGCCTCTTCACTGACCTGTGCTTCGACTTGACACGTATGGAGGCCTTCAATTGGATGCTCCAGCAAGGTTACTTGGCCCCTCTAGTACCTCGCCGGACGTCCATGGAACTAGACGTTTCAGGCGTCCGTACTCACGGTGGTGAGTACAGGCAAAATGAGCTGCAGGAAGCGGTCGACCGCGAGGAGATCACATACCGAGCCATCCAAGAGGTCTTAGCCTACGGGGGAGACCGCGAACATTGGCTTGTCTTCACCTCCGGGATTGAACACGCTATCCACGTTACCGCCATGTTAGAGGCCCTGGGCGTCGCCGCCACTTGCGTCCACTCCAAGATGTCCAACGGAGAGCGCGATGCGAACATCCTAGACTTCAAGTCGGGGAAGTATCGGGCCATGGTGAACAATGGCATATTGACCACAGGCTTCGATTTCCCGGGCATCGACTTGATTATTATGCTGCGTCCGACGCAGTCCCCGTCGCTGTGGGTCCAGATGCTGGGGCGGGGAACTCGTCCATTCCCGGGTAAGGCTAATTGTCTGGTCCTAGACTTCGCCGGTAATACCAAACGACTTGGACCAATCAACGATCCAGTGTTGCCACGGCGTAAGGGCAAGGGGCCAGCTGGCCAGGCCCCTATTAAGGTCTGCGAAGCGTGCGGTACCTACAATCACACCAGTGCGCGCTTTTGTGCCCACTGTGGAGCCGAGTTCCCGCGCCAAGTTAAGATCCGAGATCATGCGGGTACGGACGAGCTGATCAAGACCGAGGAAGTAAAAACCGAAATTTTCAAGGTCGACCGAGTCATCTACGCCGAGCACCGTAAAGAGGATCGCCCACCTACTATCCAGGTCAGCTACTTCTGTGGTCTTCGCATGTTCAAGGAGTGGGTGTGCCTTGAACATGGCGGCTACGCTAGCAAGAAAGCCCGGGATTGGTGGCGGGACAGAGCCTTAGACGAGCCACCAGAAACCGTTGCCGAGGCCATGCAAAGTCTAGATATACTGCGCCCACCGAGCCACATCCGAGTATGGCTAAAGCCGAAGTACGACGAGGTTTTGGCCTATGATTACACCAACACCGCCTTTGGAACCTAACATGGAACCCAACCACCTTAAATCTGAAGCGTCTGACCTCCTTCACCGTGAACTTGTCAACAATTTTATAGTGAAGTCCTGCCTTAACTGTCTCGGCTTCGACCAGAAAGTGGAAGTCTGCCTTTTCTACGTGGGTAGTCCCCGCCCGCCCGCCCCGGTGATTGTGTTTGGTTGCTCCTCTTGGGAACTAGATATCCCGTTCTAAAATATTTTTCAAAAAGATGTGATTTCGTGTTGACTCCCGGCTGCTTAGATTAGACAATTTGGTCATGGATCGAAACAAGCAACAACCCTAAACCTCAACAGCCAAGGAGATTTAAGATGACCACCACAACCACGAAGACCTACTCGACCGCTTCCAATGCTCGCCGCGCCGCGAAACAAGCGGGTCTCACTCTCGACCTGGTCGAGATCCTGAACGACGGTTTCAGCGTTGGTCGCAAGTTTTGGTTTCAAACCATTCCAGTCGAAGACGTAACGGGTGGTGAACACTTTCACAGTGTTACCGAGGAAGAGCACGCTGCTCACCGCGGAGAAGTCCCCAACAAATCCACAATCGAGCGCCCCTGCCAACGAGTCTGGATCATCGCCGACGACATGCTGGTGGCCAACCCCAGCGTCAAGCGCAAAGACGTGATGGCGGCCTGCGTCGCAGCGGGTGTCGCCTTCTATACGGCACGCACCCAGTACCAGCAGTGGATAGGCGTTCGCAAAGAGATGGCTGCCCGCGAAGCCGCGGCTAAATCCAAATAGCCGCATAACTTGCCGTGACCCCGAAGCCTAGGGGTCACCGTCCAAACGACTCTAGGGGAACAGAATGAAATATCTTCTACTTGACGTTACAACTCCTGAAACCAGATTGTTGCTGGTTGCGAAGGATATGGCCTCAGTCGTGCTGTGTGGGCGCATGGCCAAAGCCAAAGGCCTCAAAGTCATAGCTCCTCCGCTGGAGGGCCGGGCTTTTGCCAAGTTGGAATTGCTCCCATTGCAATATCTTTACTGGAATACTTTCCGGGAAGCCCCGTCAGATAACTACGCCACACTGGTGGCCGATTGCAAAAGGATGTTTGAGGCTATCCCGGTCGATGGCACCTCACTCCGAGAATTGGAGGCGGAGGTCGCACGTCTTTGCCCCGATACCCCGGCCACAACGGCGTCCACTGCGAAGCAACCTAAGGCCGATGGGGGTAGCCCCTCGACCCCGAAGTCAGGCTCCATAACCGGCCGCGTCTGGGCGATAGCCGACACCCTGTGGCAATCTAGCGGGGTAATGCCCGACCGCAAGGCCGTCATGGCAGCTTGCGAAGCCAAAGACATCAATCCGTCCACAGCCTCCACCCAGTACGGGAAGTGGAAGGCATCAAGCTTAGTACCAAAGTGATCTTGACCCAAAGAAGTTAAGCGAGTAGTATCTCTTCATGGACGCGGTGTCCATGAAGAGATACTAACCATCTGATAGGAGCCAATCATGGCAAAGAAGAAACCCGAAGCAACTAAGAAACCCGAAGTCAACACGGTCCCCACTCCGGCCCCTACACTGACCCCCACTCCGACCCCCGAGAAGGTTGGGCAGCCGACGGCTAACGGCGTCACCCGCCCGAAGTCGGGCACGATCTGCGGTCGCATCTGGGAGATGGCAGATGCGTTGTCGGCCACTATCGGTGTGCCGGCCGACCGCGCCTCAATCCTGGAGCAGGCCAAGATTGAGGGCATCAATGATGCCACAGCTGCTACCCAGTATGGCAAGTGGTGCAAGTTCTACGGTGTCACCAAGCCGCACGCTGAAAAAGCGGCTGCCGAGGTGGTCGAGGAAGCGGCTGCCGAGGTGGTCGAGGAAGCGGCTGCCGAGGTGGTCTAGGAAGCGTAAATCCCTTCTGGCTGTTGGGATCGGGGCTCTCTAGGGAGCCCCTCTTTTGCCCAATGTTCTATCTAATCACTTAGCATATTCCAATTTTTGATATAATAGGGTTCCCCTTTCAGGAGAAAGCGATGAACAACCAGTCTATCGAAAAGTATCAAAACCGGAAGCTACTGGATGTCCACAGTATCTTCTATACCATCCAAGGTGAAGGCCCATTCAGCGGCACCCCCGCGGTGTTCATTCGCCTGGCGGGCTGCAACCTCCAGTGCCCGTTCTGCGACACCGACTACTCCAGCGCCCGTTCTACGATATCCCTGGCAGGGGTAGTCGATATAGTCAGGGGCCTTCGCCCATCGGGATTAGTCGTTATCACCGGAGGGGAACCCTTCCGCCAGAATATTAGCCCCTTATTAGACCGGCTAGTTGACTACGGCTTCTACGTCCAACTAGAAACAAACGGAAGTCTTGAACCGTGGCTAGACCATGACCGCCTTGGAATAAACCTCAGTGATCGCTTTGGGGTCTACATCGTCGTTAGCCCCAAGACCCCGAAAATTCATCCAGAAGCACACCGTGTAGCTCACGCCTACAAATACGTCTTGTCAGCCGACAGCATAGCAGACGACGGCCTCCCGACAGTAGTTCTAGGCCACGGGCGAACGCAGGTGGCCAGGCCTACCCAATATTCTGTTGGAACTACTCCAGTCTACCTCTCTCCAATGGATTCCGGGGATCCATCAGTCAACGTAGCCAATGTCCAAGCCGCGGTAAAATCTTGCTTAGAGAACGGCTATATTTTCCAACTGCAAATTCATAAACTGATTGGGGTCGAATGATGCATAGAGCCCTTGTAATCCTTTCTGGTGGGCAGGATTCCACCACCGCCCTGTTCTGGGCTAAGAACGTGTTTGATGAGGTTCACGCTATCACCTTTGATTATGGACAACGCCATAGCCTGGAAATTGCGTCGGCCTTGAAGGTGGCCGAGCTGGCTGGAGTAGAAAGCCATGAACTGATCTCCGTTCCCAAGATCTTAAAGTCTACTTCTCCCCTCACCAATCCGGACGCCCAGTTGGAACTTTATACCAACGCTAGGCAGATGGACAAGGCTATCGGGAGCCGCCGAGAAGCAACCTTTGTCCCAATGCGTAACGCCTTGTTCCTCACCATCGCAGCCAATCGAGCGGAGGTGGCTGGTATAGGGAATCTAGTCATTGGGGTCTGCCAGATGGACAACGCCAATTATGATGACTGCCGGGGAGCCTTCATCGAAGTTGCGGAAGCTTATGTCAACTTTGCTCTTGGCCACGACCATCGTGGCACGCCGGAAATCGTCATTCACACCCCTCTGTTGTATAAGTCAAAGGCCGAGACAGTCACCCTGGCTGCGAAACTGCCAGGGTGTTGGGAGGCCTTAGCCCATACACATACCAGCTACGATGGCAAATATCCCCCGACCGATATGAACCATGCCAACGTACTGCGGGCCGATGGCTTCGAGAAGGCGGGGTTTCCAGATCCGCTGGTTGTGCGAGCCGTACACGAGGGTTTGATGCCCTGGCCCGCAACCTATAATTATGACGAGGTTAGCGGGCGCAACCGGGCTAAAGCGGAAGAGGAGGCTCAAAGTGATCACAGCTGAACGCCACCACGACATATCCTGCGGACACCGAGTAGTCGGCCACGAATCGAAGTGCCGCCACCTGCACGGCCACAACTACCGCGTGCATTTTACAGTAGCCGCTGAATACCTAGATGATATCGGGCGTGTCATGGACTTCTCGGCGATCAAGGAACTCCTTTGCGTGTGGCTGGAGGACAACTGGGACCATAAGTTTCTGGCTTTTGAAGCGGACCCCGTGATGAGAGCTATCTACGCGCAGGCTAAGAGCTGTGCGCAGGCTGAGGATGGATTGACGCTGGTGGAATCCATTGTCTTTGTGCCTTTCAACCCAACAGCCGAGAATATGGCTCAGTACCTTGTTGAGGTTATAGGTCCCCAGCAACTTTGGGCTACCGACGTCACTCTGATCAAGGTAGTCATCGAAGAAACCCGCAAGTGTTCTTGCACTTTTGAGAAGGACTAATCTTACCATGAGCGAAAGACTCAATCATAACGACGTGATCGACCTGGCCTCCATCTTAGCTGGCGAGGCACACTCTCTGGGGTTTGGTCCGAAGGTGTTTCCGATACCGCGAGGCGGAGTCCCTGCCGCCTACGCCGTACTGGCGGCCGCGGGTCACTTTCAACTCACCCTCGACCCTGAAGAAGCCGACTTCTTCGTAGACGACATCATCGATTCCGGAACCACCATGCGCAAGTGGTGTGATGAATTCCCCGGGAAGCCTTTCCTCGCCTTAATTGACAAAACCTCCTCCGATTGCCCATGGAAAGGCAAGTGGGTTGTGTTTCCGTGGGAAAAGGAACCCACGGAGGTGGAAGACGACTCTATTGTCTCGACCATCCGCAACCGTATGGAGCGCGTAGGGGCTCCCTACTTCGCCAATGACTGCATTGCACCCTTCATCTTCTCAAATGAGAGGCATCTCCTCCAGCTAGAGGTGGAACAGCGAGTGGAGCATCTCCTCCGCGGCCTACTGATTGACGTTGACCGCGACCACAACACCCAGGATACCGCCAAGAGGGTTGCCAAGATGTACCTGAACGAGGTCTTCAAAGGACGCTACCACCCAGCTCCGAAGATCACGGACTTCCCCAATGCGAAAAACCTGGACGAGATGTACGTCACCGGACCAATCACAATCCGCTCCGCTTGTAGCCACCATCTGGTGCCGATAGTCGGCCGCTGCTGGATCGGGATCATCCCGGGAGAGCGGGTCATCGGCCTGTCCAAGTTCAACCGGCTAGTCGACTGGATCGCTTCACGTCCACAAATCCAAGAAGAGATGGTCGTCCAGATTGCCGATTACGTCGAGAATCGGGTTGCCCCTGAAGGCCTCGCTGTGGTTATTGAAGCTACCCACCTCTGCATGACTTGGCGCGGGGTTAAGGAGCCGGCCGAGGCGGCAATGACCACAAGCGTCATGCGGGGCTCCTTCCGAACCAAACCGGAGGCCAGGGCAGAATTTATGGCTTTGGTGAAGAAATAAGTTGAATTAGTTGGTGGGGTGATTTATGATTAGGTCATTCCCACCGACTAAGGAGTTAGACATGACCAAGGCCGAAAAACAAGCTATCGCCAAAGCTGCGATAAAAATGTCCGAATTGATAACTGAGTTCGGAAGGGATAATTGCGGGGTGGACGCATGGCAGCGTGGGCATGATTTGCCGCGTGGTGTCAAGTACGGTTTTTACTGTACCCGTGGGGCGGGATTCGTGACATGTTTCGTGAGGCCCGCCTCATAACAGCAACGTGGTGCGGCCCGGCGCCTCGCCGCTGGGTACGCACTATTTCCCATACTGGGACAAGTACCTCACGGACGGGGCTGGTCGCCCGCGCATCCGAGTTCATGAAAAAGGGTTGAACTAGTTGGTGGGGGTGGTGATAATCTAATCATTCCCACCCACTAAGGAGTTCGACATGACCTACGAAGAAAAAGCCAAAGCTGCAGCCCAACAACAAGCCTCTATTGGGGATTCATGCGGCTTAGATACGAATATCTACGGGGAATTCACGCTCGGCATATATGATACGTCAGTTAAGCCAGCGCAGTACTTTCAGCTTAAGTATAAGTCGGCCGAAGCCGCACGCAACGCAGCTAAGAACTTCGGCTTTGTTAAAGTTTTTGATCGTATTAGGGAATAATGAAGCTATACATCGCTGGGATCTATACCTCCAATTTCAAAATTGGGGGTTCCCTCTACAATCGCTTGACGGACGGGGAAAAGGCCCTCCGTCACAGCGTGTCCTGCGTCCTGGAATCCTACCACTACATCGGGCGCCAATCGTATGTTGACGCCCTGCGGACCGACAAGCAAAAGGTGTTCTTAGACTCGGGGGCCTTCTCGGCCTTCACCAAGGGCATCGAAGTCGACCTCCCCGCCTACTGCGAGTATGTCAAGCGGAACATTGACATCATTGAGCACGTTGACGGCGTCCCATTAGCGTCGGTCCTGGACGGTATTGGTGATCCCCTGAAGACCTGGCAAAACCAGCAGGCTATGGAGCGCCTTGGCGTTCGGCCGCTGCCTTGCTTTCACTATGGTGAAGATGAACGATACCTTGAGTGGTATCTGGCCAATTATGACTACATCACCCTGGGAGGCATGGTACCCATCTCGACCAAAGACCTTTTGATCTGGCTAGATCGCATCTGGGACAAATACCTGACCGACGGGGCAGGGCGACCCCGTATCCGCGTTCACGGGTTTGGTCTCACTGCATATGTCTTGATGCAACGCTACCCGTGGTTCTCCGTTGACTCATCATCCTGGGTCCAGCAGGCGGCTAACGGCAACATCGTCTTGACCGACTATCGCTTTGGCTCGGTGATCTACCTCCCAGTTTCGGACAAGAGCCCTACCCGTCGCCAAGATGGGCGCCACATTGACACTATGACCGAGATCGAGCGGGGACTTCTATGGGAGCACGCCAAGAAGTCCGGCTCGAATATTGAGCGCCTGAAGGCCGAGTACGTGAGTCGCTGGTGCTATAATATTGCCAGCTACGACAAGCTCGGGAAGATCCTGACCGACTTGACCAAGACCTTCAAGGCCGACCAGCAAGACCTATTTCAAGGACTCTTATGATGGAAAGCTACCTGCTAGGCCAACGAGTAATCCTGAATGGTAAGGAAATTGGGACCGTAGTAAAACCGGAAACTGGGGGGACCCATTTTGGACTGTGGGTGTACTCCCCATCTAAAGGATACGCTAGTGACTACGCCCTAACATCGGTGAAACCTTTACCCGGCGGGCAGCTATAATGCTTGACTCCCTTCGCTTCGTTCAAGGCGCTGTGGCTAAGAAGGACTTTGTGCCGGCCCTTACTCACTTCCAGATCAAGGATAAGTTTATCCTTGGCTTCAACGGGATGCTGGGACTGCGAAGCCCTATAGCCCTTGACCTGGACGTCAACCCCAAGGCCATCCAGCTCATCAAAGCCATTCAGACGTGCAAAGACACCATTCAACTGAACCTCACACCGGCTAAGCGCCTGTCGGTGAAATCCGGAAAATTCAAGGCCCTGATAGACTGTATTGAGGGCGATTACCCGGAGATTGTTCCGGAGGGTGTTGAGATCCAAGTGAGGGGCGATCTGCTTCATGGGTTGAGGGTCCTGGCCCCTTTCATTGCAGACGACGCTTCCAGGCCCTGGGCTCGGGGTATCCTTCTCCGCGGTCAATCGGGCTACGCCACCAACAATATCGTAGTCGTGGAATACTGGCTGGGCTATGATTTTCCGGTCGCGTTGAACATCCCCAAAGCCGCAGTGATGGAGCTCCTCCGCATTGGAGAAGAGCCTATCATGCTGCAAGTAGCCGAAGGTAGCGTCACCTTTCATTTCCCCGGAGATCGCTGGCTGCGGTCGCAAACGTACACGACTGAGTGGCCTGCCGTCCACTCGATCCTCGACCGACCGTCAACTCCAATTCCCATTCCAGAGGGTATGTGGGAGGCGATTGAAAGTCTGCTCCCGTTTGTCGATGAACAAGGGCGCCTGTACTTCTCAGACGGCACTATAACCACAGGCCATGGTGAAGGGGCAGGGGCTGCAGTAGATGTCCCGGCCATCAAGGCTAAAGGATGCTTCAATGTCGCTCAGATCCAGTTGCTTAAAGGGGTGTCCGAAACACTAGATTTGACCGGGTACCCAGGGCCTTGCGCCTTCTTTGGGGATCGCTTGCGCGGGGCCATAGTTGGTATTCGGAAGTGAGGACTGACTCCATAGGCATGTTCTGGCATGATGAGCCTGTGGCTAGGAGAGGGGAGAAGGTCCAACGGAACCAACCGCCTATCCCGGACACCGGCTGGCTCCCACCGATTTATTTCCCGGACCTATCCTCCGCCGCGTGCATCTCAGTCGACTGCGAGACCTATGACCCCGAACTGATTGATCATGGGCCTGGCTGGGCTCGGGGTAAGGGTCATATTGTCGGGGTGGCAATAGGTGTGCCGGGGGGCCATCGCTGGTATTTCCCGATGCGCCACACCATTGAGCCAGAGATGAATCTCCCCCCTGAACGGGTACTTACCTGGCTCGCGGACACGCTCGGTAACGCGCGTCAACCAAAGGTAGGGGCCAACCTCCTATACGACGTTGGATGGCTCGCCCATGAGGGTGTCCGCGTGTGTGGGGAGCTAGTGGACGTCCAGTACGCCGAAGCTTTATTAGACGAGCGGGCCGAGGTCGCCCTAGAGGTCTTAGGTCAGAAATACCTAGGAGAAGGCAAGCATTCCAACCTTCTCTATCAGTGGTGCTCGGACTTCTATTGCGGGGCTGCCAATCATAATCAGCGGGCGAACATCTACCGAGCCCCGCCAAGACTGGTCGGCCCTTACGCCGAAAGAGACGCCGATCTGCCCCTGCGAGTGGCCGCGGTGATCTTTCCGAAGTTGGTGGCGGAAGGACTTCTTGACTTATTCCGGATGGAATGTGCCTTGATTCCACTGCTGGTAGCTATGCGGATGGCCGGGGTATCCGTCAACATCGCCCGGGCCGAGGAACTCCGCGATACCCTTGCCAAGCGTGAGGCGTTGGAGGTCGAGAAGCTGACGGCCCTAGCTGGCTCCCGTGTGGATATTAACTCCGCCGATAGCCTAGCCAAGGTGTTCGACCGGGCAGGCCTGACTTACAACAAGACGGTTAAAGGCAAGCCCAGCTTCACAAAAGATTTTTTGAAGGCCGTGGAACACCCGATTGCCGACAGCATCCGCGAGATCCGCAAGCTGTCCAAGCTGCGCGGCACCTTTGTCGAATCCTACATCCTCAATTCGCATGTCGATGGCAAGGTCTATGGCCAATTCCACCTACTGCGTGGCGACGAAGGCGGCACCCGTTCTGGCCGCCTATCTAGCTCGACGCCGAACCTGCAGAACCTCCCAAGCCGAGATGACGAGCTGGCCCCACTGGTTCGCGGTCTCTTTATCCCGGACGCTGGACACTTTCAGTGGCGCAAGTACGACTACAGCCAAATCGAGTATCGCTTTCTGATTCACTTCGCTGTCGGGCCGGGCTCGGACGAGATTCGGGCCTACTTCAACATCCACCCAGATACCGACTACCACGACCGGACGCGCGATCTGGTCCACGAAGAAACAGGCATCCTCCTGGACCGTCGCCCTATCAAGAACATCAACTTCGGCTTGATCTACGGCATGGGCGTCGACAAACTGTCTCGGGGGCTTGGCCTCACGCCAGCGAAAGGGAAGGAACTGTTCGCCGCTTACCACAGGGGCGTGTCCTTCGCCAAACCGACCATGGACGCCTGTTCGGAGGAGGCTTCCTCGACCGGAATCATCACGACTATCCTAGGCCGCAAGTCTCGTTTCGATCTGTGGGAGCCAGGCGGCTGGGATAGGGAAACCATCGCCTTGCCCTACGAGAAGGCTATCCTCAAATACGGAAACATTCGGAGGGCCTACACGCACAAGGCCCTTAACCGGCGCTTACAGGGATCGTCCGCCGATTTACTCAAGAAGGCCATGCTAAGGTGCTGGGAGGACGGAATCTTCGCAGAAACAGGCGTTCCGCGCCTCACGGTCCATGACGAGCTCGATTTCAGCGACCCAGGCGGAAAAGACGATGCTTTCCGCGAGATGCAGCGAGTTCTTGAAACAACCATTCCCTTACGCATCCCGGTCAGGGCAGATGGTGAAGTCGGGCCAGACTGGGGCCACGTCAAATAATTCTAAAAAGTTACGATTTGGTGGTGTCTCTTTGGATTGGACACCCTATAATCTAATCACCCTAACGCACCGGAGAACGAAATGACCGACGAAAAAGTTACTGTTATTGCGACCCCTAAGGATGCCATCAAGCTTCTGAAACGCCAGCGCGGAAAGGGCATGGCCCTGTTCATAAGCGTTGGCCAACTCGCCCCTATCGAAGGTGAGGAAGGGCGGGTGTTCCCTATCCTTGGCAACGTCCGTGTTACCCTGGGAGCCGCGGTGAGATTTATCGAGGGAGCCTACAGCGAGACCCTGGCCGCTCGCGGGGCTCGCATCCGGGTCACGACCTGGGGAAAGTGCATCTTTATTGGAGACGCAGCATGAAAAGAGACGCCCTTGTAGCCTTTTTGAAGGAACTCGGCTGGGCGGTCGACAAGTACGGCCACCTTCAGAAGACCATCGGCCCGAAGAAGTACCGGGTCCCGCTGCAAGCGATAGTTAGATTTGGAGGATTGACAAATGAAATGGGAAATTGACTCGCGGGAATATGCCCGTGGGGAAGTGCTCTATCTTGGCCCGTGGCAAGTCGGCGGCGCGCATTACGACGGAACGACAGCAAAAACCGCAAAAGACAAATACCGAGCGACTTGCGATCTACCTGGGATTGGCCGACTTGGGTTGTACGAAACGCGCGAACTGGCAAAGCAGCGCGTAGAAAAGGCGGTGTGGTCATGGCTGGATAAGCTGCCACATATGAATTTAACACGCCAGGGAGTAGATTGTATAAATCACCCTGGAAAAACCATCTACGAGGAAAAATAAATGAGTGCTATACCGCTTTTGATCGCTTTTGTCTTCATCGTGCTTATGGCTGTAGTGGGTCAAGGCGATTATGAGGAAGCCAAGGCCCAGGAAAAACGTTATTGTCAAATGGTGGCCGCTGGGTATTGGCCGGATTACCTTGCCACCTATAGTACTCAGTGCCTGAAAGCATCTGGCCGGGTTCCATGCAACAATTGAGCACCGAAGGCGTCTGATGGGTGCGCGGATTCATCGCGGCGGGTGGGTAGTTTCGCCCGTCCGCGTTCTGCTAGATTTACGATTGATATTCTGGATTGGATAACGATGACCCGAGTTGAATTGAACGAGGGCAGCTATGCGTTTGTGCTGGCCCAGGTGGCACTGCTGAACTGCGAGGTTGCAGGTATGCAAGCCGAGAACCAGCATCGCATGAACTGCGGACTGTCGATTGCCTACGGCGCCGCCGAGTTCGCTGGCGTGCGCCAGCAGTACGAGGCACTGATTGGCAGCAATGAAATTCTGAACATGGTCGGGCGTGCATGAACATCTGTTTGTCCGAGAAGCGTAACCCGTTCTCGCGTTGCCACAACAATCGTGACCACAACAATGGATTGCAACACGCTGCGGATGCTATCCGGGCGCGCCCAACGCCAGTTTAAGCGGGCGCGGCGATTAACGAAGGCGAGCCGGCATGTTGCCGGTCCGCTCGATGAGCTTGTTGGGCATGACAACGCAAAATAAACGTTACTTATTTATATCCAATGGATATAATAGAGTCATGTTCAACAAGGCGCGAAGCCCACAGGAGTAGATCATGACAGACTCATCGACCTTTACAGTAGTGCTTGCAGACGAGCAAATTCCCCGTGGGGTGTATCGCCCACGGAATTTGCTGTCCGAGGGGTTTTACCGAGTCACATCGATAGTGGAGGGACTTTCGGAAAGTCTCCCGCCCTGCCTGCGGGGGCTGTACAGGGACGGCGTGATCGTCCCTGGCCAAGTACTGTTTTTCCGTCTGTGTACAGACACAGACTACACCCCAGCTGGGAGTAATGACGGAATCAGGGACTCTGGAAGTTCCCATACGACCGAATACCGTAGGTATTTCGGCGACGAAAATGAATACAAATGACCAACGCCACCAGCATCAAAGTGGCAACGGTGGGAGGGACAGTCCCGCCGCACGACGGAAATCCCGTATGCCCACTGGACGCTTTTTTGCTGATGGTTGGCGCACACCCGGAAATGAAAGGGGTGCCCAACGTCTAGGGTAACCGGCAAGCCGGCATTTTGGCTTGTCCGAGTTGACCCGATTGTTGGGCATGACAACTTAGGAGAATGGAAATGGAAATTGGAACTGTAATAGCGGTTGCTGGTGTATGGCTGTTCGTCGGGTTGCTTGGAAAGAGCGATACCGTGCCGGCACATGGACTGCTACTCGGAATAGTTGTTGCGTTTACGGTTACGGTGTTCCTCGCGTGGCTCCTCGCGGGGCTGGCATGACGCCCAACGCAACTTAGCCGACATTTGTCCGGTAATCTGCTCTGCGACAGATTACCGGACAAATTACATGCTATTGGATGATCCTCCGGACGATCCCCGGCGAGGTGTGGCAGTGCGCCGTGAAGTATACGGCCTGCTCCCGGCGTTCGTACTTCACGTACTCGCATTGCTGGGCGGTAGGCATGGCAGAGCAGCCGGCGAGCAGGCTCAGTAGAAGGGCAGTCAGGGTCTTCATTTGGGGTTCCTTGTGGACTGAAATCGAAACCATAGAGCGGAGATCATACCGCCCAGGGCTATGGTGGTGTTGGTCAAGCATTCCGTGTCGATCTGGTAGCCCAGGTCATTCGCTAGGGTAGCTACCAGGCTGACCAGGATGGATAGGTAGGTTCGATAGCCTTGCATGGTCAGGTTCCAATAAACAGTAGGCTGTCGCGGTCGCACTCAATCTCCATCAGCACAGCCAGCGGGGTAAAATTTACGCAGTCACCCTGCGCTTTCACCTTACCAAAAGAATAACGCTTGGTAGGTACGGAACAACTATAGTCTTCTACCGGGGGCTTATCATGCCATTTAACCGTGTTTTTATCACAGTTTCTGCAGCGCGGACAGATGGAGTTCACCATTGCGTCTATGTTCACTTGATACCTCTTACCACTCCATAGGTAGAAATACCTATCAGGATTACAATAATGCCCTTCCAGACAAGCCCCCAGAATCCGCGTCCAAGGTTGAGGTAGAAACGGTTGGCGAGGCGACGCTCCATCTCGTTGGCTAGGGCCTGTACGTCAGCGTCGGTCAGTGCTCGTGACCGACGCTCATCGAGTTGGTGTTGCTGAATGCGTGTCATGCTGCCTCCGCGTAAACTGAAATATATTTAGCTCCTGCTCGGCGGAAGTGCTCGCGCAACAGCACCCAGGGTATCCAGCGATAGACACTGGCAAGGGCGGTCTCGCAGTCGCAGGGAAAGCGAATGACAAAGTGCAAATGGACGTAGGTCATGGTTCGAAGCTGATCGTGCCGCCGTTTATGGATGACACCTCCCATGCACCGGCTACGGTGCATACCAGTTCAACGCATGTCCCTTGCGTATTAAGGGATAGGTACTTCCCGCCTCCCCCGGCCGTTCCTGCGTTACGGATTACGTCTGTGCCATTCGGAACTACGCGTATCGCATAGGTGACGTTGTTACGAGTAAATCTGTAGTTCAGACCCGCTGCTGCTACCGGGAGAGAAAAAGTGACAATCGACGCCGCGCTATTGTTCGTAAAAACATACCCATAGTCCGAGGTCGTGACTGTGTAGTCGCCCGTCTTGGTAACAATATTTTTCTTCTGCAAGATGTACGTAGAGGCTACAAGCCCGCCGCCGCTGTGCCTAGTCAGGTTAACGTCACTGACCCCTGATCCTGACCCCCAAAACATCCCGCCGCTATTGTTTAGTTGAAAGCGGTAGTAAGCATCACCGCTAGCCTTACCCTGCAGGGTGGTCGATCCGGCACTTTGCAGACTGTCGGTGAGAGCGTCGCGCAGGTATGTCCCGCGAAGCGCCGCTCCAATCAACTCCATCCATTTGGTCAAGACACCATTGGCATTGTCTATCATAAAGACGTTGCCGGCGTTATTGATCCCTGCACCACTAAAGTCTGTGGCCTGATTAAAGCGGGTACCGTAAAACTGCGCACCTTTTGTAGTCGCGTCTATGTTGACACCACCAGATGTATTAGACTCAACCCACCCACCAAACACCGACAATGCCTGATTTATGCAAGTCGTCAGCTTGTAAGCATAGCCACCATTGGTTTCCACTGACGTCCCGGTAACATTGATGCCCTTGCAGTTCACAAGATTAAACCCGTCACCAGTGTTCGCAGATACCTGGCCACCGATGAAATTATGTACGTTAGCTCGGCTGTCTGGATTTACGTCTCCGTCTATCTTTACACCAGCGCCACCATTGTTCTTCGACACTAGATTCACGTAGGTATTGTAATAAGTTCCATCGCCCGTAATACCTTTGATGCTAAGTCCATCCGAAGTACATCCCATGATAAATAGCGAATGCAACTCCGCGTTATTTGCGCCGTTATGATACCAGCCATTTGCCGCCACGCTATTACCATTCAAGCGTAATCCTCCGACAACTGTTACACCGTCGGCAGTATTGGTAATTATCGGCGCAGGCGTGGCGCCAAACTTGAACTTGAGTATTGAACCATACGAACCAGTAATCCGCTTCACCGCGCTATTCGTTATCCCAGTGACAATGTACGTGCCATCAGGAAAATCAATACAATCTGCGCCACTGTCAAACGCCGCCTGAACGGCCGTCGTCACGTCAAGCGCTTCCGCGCCAGCCTGCACGTCAGTGATTTCGGCCGCAGTCATGAAGTCAAAGGCGCTCACGGACTCACGCAATTTGGCTTGCAACGTGGTTGCCACAGCGCCTGTCCCTGCCGGAGTATAACCTATAGCATCGGCTCCTTCTGCTCCGACCTCTGGTACAGACCAGACTAAGCGACCGTGGACATCCCGTACTAGCATGGAGCAGCTGGTTCCGGGAATATATACACGTGCAGGGCTTCCATTGCGCACGAGATAACCCTGTTGCGTGCGAATTGGCTGTGCCGCAGGGGTCGTGAGTTCTTTGTCCCAATAAACCGATACGGGAGAAGTCTCGGGGTTTAACCCAGCAACACCGATGTAAACGCTACCAGCGTCTATTGGTTCGCCCCTCAAATCACATATATATTGGAATGGGATGACTACTGCAGACATATCATTCTCCTAACACATGGCGAACTTTCGCCTTCAAGCGTGCGTTTTTGATGTATCTAGTTATGAGCATCACGGGAACTGGCGCGCCAGCAGTACCCGAGATAGCTACGTCTACGAGACCGGCCAGAACAGTGGCGGTGTTGCTCGTGTTAACGGCTCCTGGTGGGGTGGTAAGAACATCTTTGGCGATGTCGTTGATCACCCTCAGCTTCTCAGCACCTTTGTTGCCGAATATGTAATCCAGCTTCCCGGAGCGATCGAGTTGGGTGATTACACGATCGAGTTGGGTCGGTGATACAATTCGATTGCCCTGATGATCCTGGGTTACACTACTCAAAACCTTGTCCTTGATGTGTCGGATAACACCGCCCTGTAGTTCTCGCCAAGCTTGCTTGCCATTCTCGCCTTCAGTATGGAGTAAGCGACGAACCTGACGCATGGAATCTAATGAAGTTGAAGGCTCAAGTATAACCTTATTCAAGACATGCTCCAAAGCGATGGCGCGCTCCTCTGTTCCGCGTTTGTCATGGAGTAGATGCTTTATGACTGGAATATTTTCGTAGTCGTGTCCGTAGCGCCTACGAGCGTTGCGAGCTTGCTTGGCCAGATTACCGCCCAGCCCTTCAGTAGCGTCATCCACTAACCTTTTAAGTTGGCCCCCAAAGTTTATATTAGTCGGTGTTAGATCAGCGTCAATGCCGGCGTTCAAATTGCGACGGAATATCTCAGCTATTTCCAAGGTGACTGGCGCGGCCACAATACCGCCAGCGCCGTCATCAGCAAAGACGCCAAGTTGCCTCCCCTTCAATTCGGCAAAAGGAATAACTTTGGCCAGGGTTCCTTCAGGACTATGAGAAGTCAAGAAGGCGGCAACATCACTGAGAACTACCGGGGCCTCCAATTCCCCTCTCTTTTTGGCCTCTCTATAGAGCGTCCGAATCTTCACCTTATCCCGAGCTGCACGATCTCGCAAGGCATGTCCAACCGCTTCACCTATACCTCGCAAACTTGCAGTCTCAGCACCGGTCTCATCAAGAAATTGATCGAGCACTTGGCTAAAGTGCTTTTGCTGATTTCCAAATCTCTCACGAATAGGCTCTCCTACTTCAGGCAACTTGGCGGTCTCGCGCTCAAAACGGGTTTCGTCAAATCCTCGAGTAGCTTGGCCTTTAGTCAGGGCTTTATCGCCAACAAAACCGAGCTCCGAGGCCTTCTCGCGGCGGAGGGTTGCCATGTCCACACCCATAGCACCGGCGCTTCCCATTGTCCCGGCGGTTGGGGGCGGTGACTTAGGTAACACGCGCTGGCGAATAGCGGAGGTCGCCTTAGCGGTTTGCGTCGCAACTTGACCCGTTACTTGGCGCCCTAGATGGGCTGCTTGACGGGCGCCAAAGGACAACATTCCGAGTTCAGCCGTGAGCGGGGTGACCGGAAGGATTTGATGGAGGGCGTCGCCAATGGCGGCGGCTTGCTGCTGACCCTGTTCGGTGCGAGGAGAGCGGGTTAAAGCCCGGGCACCCTTCACAGCCTCTTCTTCGACCATCTTCACTGCGTCCTGGGTGCCGAACTCCCCGGAAAGGATTTGCTCCGCCAGACCTTTTAGCGTACCGCCAACCATGCCCGCTGCTCCGGTAGTCAGGCCGGTGACAAAGGTAGCGCCTGCTTCGGCGGTGCCGATTGCGCGGTCTACTATGGACGGGCCTTCCGATTGGTCTGTTGGAGGTACTTGAGTCCCGGGGATCAAATTGGCCTTGCTACCTCGGGCTTGGATAATGGCTGCCGCCAAGATGCGCGCAGCGTCCATGTCACCTGCGGCATCGGCATTAACTAAGGCCTCTTCAAGTTGATCTAGTGTGGCCATTACCAACTACCCGTAGCGCCAGAAGGCTTGTTTGGTACATACTTGTTAACTAGATCATCAACTTTCCTCGACCCACCAGCGGCTGGGGTGTCGGGGACCGTGTTTGGTACGCCATAACGATTAGCCACGTTCTTGCGAGCCTTGAGGATCAGACGCTGGGCCTCTCGCACGTTCATCATCAGTTGCTTCGGGGACTGCTTCAGACTGAAATTCTGGAGAGCCGATTGGAGCTTTTTGCCTTCGGCATCGGATAGTGCGCCCATGCCTTTAATGTTCGGGATCTGCGCCAAGAACGATTGGCTGCCCAAGGTTTCGACTAGCTGTTCAAAGTCGGCCACGTCACGCTGCATCGTTGGTAATAGGCTGTCTACTGGCCCGGTCGCTGCGCGGGCTAACGCCGTAAAGTCCGTCGGTTCCCCGGTTTTTGGATCAACTGCAGCCACGCCCATTTTGAGAATCCGGTCGGCAGTATTCAACATGTTGTCCATGTTGGTGTACGCAGATTCGATATCAGCGGCTTTAGTGCGGACTATCTCGTCGCGCTTCAACTTCATTTCGTCGATCCTCAGGCCAAGTTCTTGGCGCTTCAGTGTGTTGCCTTCGCGTGCCAAACCGGCGTTAGCGGCGGCTATCCTGGTATTCTCCTTGTTAATCTTCACATCCTCTTGAATCTTGTAGATGTCCCAACCCTTCTTTTCCAGCTCCTTGACGGCATTCGACTCAGCATACTTGGAGTCCACGGCGGCTTTGCTAGCCTTGGACTGGGCTTCGGACAATTCGGCCGGGGCCTTTGCGGCGTTGCGCTGCTCGTTCTGGAGATGGGTGAAGGACTCTATATACTTCTCCGGGCCCGTGGTGGCCGCGAGCATAAGTCCTGTGGACGTCAGGGCCGTGCTCGGGTTGATCGCCATAGTCTCGGCTATCACTTTAGCTGTCTTGGCTTCTTGTTCCATCCCGGAGTTAGCATAAGCCTCCGACTGCTCTAGCAGCAACTTCTGGGCCATCTCGTGGTTACCTGATAGCTGCGCGGCATGCACTTGGGTCGCTTGCTGAATGCGTGTTTTCTGTTGCTCTGGGCTCGCGATGTCATAGCCGCGCTTGAAATGCTCGCTAAGCTGCGGATATTTCATGATCATGGATGCGAACATAGCGGGTGACGGATTCTTCGACGCCTGAGCCAAGTCGGCCTGCATCAACTTTATCTGTTCAGCTGCCCGCTGTTTATCGGCCAGGGCTAGGGTATTAGCTTCCTGCGTCTGGCGCTGAAGGTCAAGCTGACCTTTCATCTGGGCAAAATTAAGCCCCTGCTGGACTCCTTGCATTACAGAGGCGCTCGGGTCCGGGAGCATGTAGTTGAACGGCTGCGGCATCAGAACACCTTCAAGGCTTTAAGCGTGGCGACATTGCCGATTGACTGGCCTACTTGGCCCCAAGCTTGGGCCTGGCCTGCTCCAGCTGCGAGGGCGCTTCCGGCCTGGGCGGAACCAATCTGGCCGAGCAAAGTTGCGATGTCCGATCCCTGCTGCTGGGCAGCGGACGCCTGCCCCGCCGCCGAAGCTTGGCCTAACCCAGATATTTGACCGAGCTTTCCGAACTGCGATTCAATCAGTTGGCTAAGGAGTTGAGGACGGAACTGGGCTAAGGCCCCTTGAAGATTGCCGCCGCGAAGACCACCTGTAGCGGAGGCGTTCTGGAGCAGAGCGTTCTCACCTTGCTGTTGAAGCATCTGGAACTGGGGGGATTGCTCCAAGGTAGAAATTGCCGCCGTTTGCTTGTCAGTACCACCTAGTCCGATCAGGTTCTGTTGGGCCAGAAGAGAACCCTCGCCGGCTTTGGAGTAAGGGGCGAGCAGCGCCTTAATGGCGTCAAACTGGCGCCGTTGCTCGGCAATACCCGCTTCACTGGCCTGGGTTTGAGCCCCGGCCGCGGTCTCCGCCGCACTACTTTGGGCGTCGGAGGCCATCATCCCGGACACGATGGAACCACCTACTACGGCGACGGCTACCCACATAACAAGGTTCCTTCTTTGGGTTGGTTGTTCACGTCATACAGCGCGGCTGAATCAGGATACATTAGCTCCTCCTCCAGGCCTTCGGTTGAGGTCTTAGTTGTCTTGTGGATGTTGAGGGCTATCACATCGGTCAAGGCTACCACTAGACGCTTGGTGCCTTCACTGGAAGGTATTACATCCCCGGGTTGGAGTAGATAATCTCGACCCTGGCCCATGACAAGAAGCTTGCCACTACACCCAATCAGAAAGTGGTCCGTCTTATGCTCTTTCCCCACTATGACCGTACCGGCCGGGATGAACATGTGGCGGCAGTAAAGTCCGGCCACAAAGAGATGTTTTGTGGACATCCCAGACGCTTGAGGGAGCTGGGCAAGCTCTTCCTGGGCGTCTACCACTAATTGGCGTGGGACTGGGTGAAGGGTATCTCGAACAGCCACAGGTAACATCTCTACTCCACGGTAGGAATTAGAGCCGCTGGCCGCTCGAAGATCTCAGCGTTGGTGAACCCATTATAGGCTGGGTTCTTGGGCCTTGTAAACCCAAAGTGATCCTCAGGTAATCTCTCTCCCGGAGGCGCTGATGGTGAGGGAGGTGGCAGCCCCGGCTAGTGTGGAGATAAAACCACCGGGCTCCAGCGTTTGACCCACCAATTCAGGGCAGGTGTAGCACTCCCCGGTGGCGATAGGCTTATCATCGATGATCAGATTAGCCGCCCCAGCCGATCCCGCACTGGCCACGAGGTTAACCGCGAAGGTCACCGCCCCGGCCGTAGTATTGGTTACAGTGAACTTGTCAATGATGGTCTTGCAATTGGTGGCCGTATATTGTGTCGTCTGGGCGTTTTCGGCTTGCTTGCGCGGGATGATATTCTTAACGGTTACAGTCATGGTGTTCTCCTACCAAGCCGGGATGTAGCGCGAAGTCCCGTTGTCATCAATAGCCACCCACTTAGTTGGATTACCAGCGGATGGCGCGTTTGTAAGTGTGCCGAGCGCGGCGGCGGCACCGTCACTAAGGGGCACCGATGTAGCAATCAAAGTAGCCTGGTTTCCAGTTAGTGCGGCTGTGATAAGCCCACCAGAGATAGCTACGCTATCGGCTTGCTGGTGACCGAGGCTTCCGATTACCACAGGTGGGGCGAGGTTATCTTCCACCGTCTGGATTACTCCCGAAACAAGTGCGTCATCGGACGGGTAAGCGCACTCCTTGGATGTGGCTAAGGCCAGCATTTCCAGCGCGTCGGCAATACGCCGAAGTTCATCCAGGGCTTGTAGAGATGCTGAGCGGGCGTTTTCTGCTGCCATGGAAACTTCGTAAAATCCATCCTGCACAATTGGGTCAACCACCTTAAACAACATCTCGAATTGTTTGATGGCTTGTGGGTCCTTTAGGAAAGATGCCAACTGAGCACGGGTGATGTGAAGGCGCTCGGTCATACGTTCAAGCCTTCAATCCTAGCTTCCAAACGGGCAATTGACAAGAAGGCGTTGCTATCCCCTCTGAATCGTTGAATGCGCCAGTTTCGCATGGCTCCCTGCTGGACCCATAACAAGCGCCTATTCCGTTCCCCCTGCCTACCAGACCGAATGAATTTCTCCTGACTCCAAGTTTCGCCGTCATTGGAGTAGGCGGTGCTGATGCGTGGATCGGCGCCAAGCGCTACGCGGCCTGGGAGACATACTAGTTCCAGGTCATGAACGATGGCCCCTAGCCCGACGTTGTAGACGATAAGTGTGCCGAACTCCCAGCGGACCACATCTCCAAAGTGGTGGCTAGTGGAGTCATCCAAGTAGCCGACAGAGAAGGACTCTGAGTCCCCAATAAGCCACTTGTTATAGCACCACACTAAGTCCTTAGCGCGATAGGCGGAGAAGCCATCGACTGAGCTGGTTAGGGTGAACCAGACAGGTTCCCCAAGTACTTGTGAAGCGGCGGCGTCGTAAACCAGGGTCCGATCTTGAAGGCAAATCCATAGATGCTGATGGGACTTGCTACTGCGATCCTCTAGGACAACCTCAGACAATCTCTCCTCGGTGTAGGCTTGGAGAAGAGTATCAATCTCCTGAGTGCTGATCTTGGCCGAGGTGGCATTGATACCTAAGTAAACGCCGGGAGTTTCCTTTTTACCGCTACCAAGAAAGGCGATGGCATCCATGAATACGCATGAGGCGTGGGTACCGACGGACCCTTTGTTAATCTGAGCCCCTTCAATACGTTGGAATGGAAAGAACTCTCCGCCCACATTACTGAAAACCTCGATAGTGTACCGGTTGACAACATACACTTCATTGCGGAGTTCTATTACGGAATTAACCGGGTCTGGGTCAGATTCGGAACTCCCATACTTCAAGGGGTTCACCGACAGCGGGTCATTCAACTCAGTAACCACAAGGGATGTCCCGTCGGTGGTCATGAAGTAGCCAGCGACCCAGCAGAAGTCAACCACGTTACCCAGGTCGGTATCGGTAACCTGCGTCAGCGTAGTTCCATCCCAGTAGAATAGATTCCCACCAGATGCAATAGCGAGACGATCAAAGGAGTAGTCAAATATAACCCGGCCGCTTCCACCGACTGCGCCCAGTATAGTTACTGAACCGCCTTCAGCCACACTAACTAAGTTCGGCCCCATAACGCGGTAACAGGCCCCATTCCAGTTAATCCCTCCGCGGCTAATGCCGGGTCCGGTACCGTTGACCACGGTTCCTTCGGCTGGGCGCAGGTAACCCTTACTGATGCCGTGTTCTTTAGGGACTGGTACTAGATTGATGGGGTAGGAAACTCGGAAGTCTGCTACTCCGTCCGTATAGATGCCATTGAGGATTGGGATTTGCATTTAGAAAGCGACAGGCGTTAAGCTGTCCTCCTGCACAATAACTTTCAGACCACACGCAGCAATCGCGTCTTCCCTCTGTCCTTGTTCAAACAGCTTTGCATTCGTGCAGTAGTTTTGCGCCAGCTCAAGTGGAATGCCAGCAGTCGCAGCAAGCGCAGCAGGTGTGGCAGTGAAGTACTGCACCTTTGCCAAGAAGTCATCCGAGCACGGTGCGCCAGCCAGATAGTGCGTTGTAGGCGCATTGCCTGTTTCGGACAGGGCAACACTGTAAATATACAAATCTGATTGATTCCCGGATAGCGCGACTACGATTTGGCTTGCAAGCGGCACAAGCGCAACCGGAACCACGCTGTAGATGTAGTGAGTGGGGATCATATTGTCACCCCATTCTTGCTACCGAAGTAGCGCTCTACAACTATTGCTTCTGCTTCCGTCATTAGCGCAGGGCAAATCATGCCGGCTGAGAATGGGCCGCTCGACCAGCCGAACGCGACTATAGCTGAACTTTTCATTCCCCCGATTGCCACTCCGGCGCTAGCTGTGTCCGATGTGTTTCCGCTGCTTGGCAGTGTAGCTTGAGCGTAGTTAACTCCATTAGTGCGCGCATTAAATACGCCGGCAGCGTAATTTACCCTGCTTGATGCAACCAGCCGTAAGTTGTTGGAACTTACCGTTGCGCGTAACGTTACGCCATCCGAGTCAAGCCTGCGCACTGCGGCTGTATATATTTGTGAGCTATCCTGGCGTAAGCCTACACGATCAATAGTGTAAATAGCTGTGCCTACAGACAAGCGATATCTTTCACTCGTTGCTAACTCCTGCTGTGCAACAACCATCGTAGCACCAGCAACATTGCGCAAGATGCCTAATGCGGAAGAAAGATCATAGAAAGTTGCGGCTCCGTCGCCATCGAGGTAGTGGCTTGTCGGGCGATAGACATTTGCTGCGGCGGGATTGAACTCCGCTACAGGAGTTCCAGCCCCAGTGGCGTTATTCCAAATCTTGACGTAGTAGATTTTGCCGTTGAATGTGTTGGCCCCTGTAACCAGAGCACCACTCAAAAGTGGGTTCGCTGAATCCGTAGGCGCAAGTAATAGACTTATGTCTTTCGTGGTTCCGAGTTGCGTCCAGGATAACCCGTCTACTGAAGTCTCGAAGATCGCTGTTACGCCGCGTACCACCTTAACCCGCACCCATCCAGTTGCACCATCAGCGAAAGGAACGGCTACCGTAGAATCTGACGACTGCAAAACTGTAGCTGAATACCACTGTATGTTGAGCGTGCCATTTGTGTTCAGCGAAAGACTTAATTCTCCGGAATCGCTCGCTAACTTAGAACCTAGTCCCTGCTTTGTAGCAGGGGTCCAATCTACAGCATTGACTTTTGCCTCAATCGTGTAGTCGCCGACAATACTCAATGCAGCAGAATCAGGCGTACTTGCATAGTTGCTGGCTACCCCAGAACAGTTCAAATAGGGAACACCGTCCGTATCCCACGCAATCCCGCTTCTCGCGGCAATATGCGTTCCTAAGAACGACCAGGTTTCTCCGGTTGTAGGAGAAACCATAGGTGCACGATTGAGGTTCCTACGCAAGATCATCGACGCAGCGGAAGTGCCCGCTACCGCGTTATGGCCGAGGACTTCTTTGATTGAAATTGAATTAAACGTCACCGTCTCGCCAATGAGTGCCGCTGCTAGGTAGAAAACTACATTCGTTGCGACCGCAGGTATATACCTGACAACACTGTCAGATACGGCATTACCGAAATTGGCAGTCACAGTTCTCGAATTTGTATTACCACTCCACGAGAGTTCTACCCGATACAACTTTCCAATTGTAAAAACCCCGGTTTTTTGCAGGCCAAAGCTGCCATTGACAGTGGAAGTGAGGGTGGCCGGCAGAACTGGGGAGCCTGTGGAATTATAATTTACAAATGCAGGCGCAATCTCAGGTCCAAGCTGTCCTTTATACCGCTCATCCAGCAAGACCTTGACCAACGAACCTTCTACGGCAGGTGTGCCAGCCACGTCCTGCCAGCATGAGGATGGGCTAGGTAGCCAGTAGGGCGCGCTGTACTTTGCGGCTATGGCGGCGACAGCACGCTGAGCCGCATTAGCGACACCCGGCCAGATAGAACGGCTCTCGGGTGTTGGCCAGATAGAGCGACGCGGTATTGCCACTAGACTCACGCTACAGCCCCAGCATAGGACAGAGTGGCGATATTGTCCCATACGTTGTCAAACCGGGCATCTCCGTCGGCCCAGGCTGTTTCCGTTTCGTCCGTCTTGGTTCGCCAGATTTGCCAGATGGCCGCGGAGGTGCTCCGAGTACCGGAAGCAGGCGTTCGGCCGTAGTAAGAATAGTTGCCAACCGTCGCCTTCACCTCGGTGTATGCGGTGGCTTGGGTGTGATCAACCGCCACCAAAACTTTGGCGTAGCTGGCATCAGGCATTTCACGAAACAGCACTGGTAAAGCCATTTCACTTTTGAGAGTGTCCATTTCTTACTCCTTAGCCCACACGATACCAAGAGGATGTCGGGGCGTCGTATTTCATGGTGAAAAAGGCGTTGGCCGTAAGGGCTGCGGGTTCGCCAGTCACAGCAGTTGCCCCGTTACCGTCCACCGTCAGTGTGGTGACTGCCTGGGTACAATTCACGAGGATCGTCTGTCCATCCACCGCCTGTCCCACGCTGGGTAGTACGATGGTGCCGGCCGCGTAGCCAGCCACTGGTGTCAGGATCAGGTGGGTATTGCTCGGCGCGTCGTCAATGGAGACGCTGAAGCCCGAGGCCGAGGGAGCGGCGTACTGGGTAATAAACGGAGCGCCGACCGTGAAGTCCAAGTTAGCTTGGAGATACGCAAGCAAGACGCTGATAGCAGCTTTACGGGCATCACCTGCCGCGGCTGAGTATAGTGGAAGCTGATCCCCTGAGGCCAATGAAGCTACTGCGGAAAGCTGATTGATGGTTGGCATTGCAGTCCTCAGATGAAATCGAGTACGCCGTCAGGCCCAGTCTTGAGCGGATCGGTCGGTGGCGGCATGAACGGGTTCTGGATACCTCGGGCCTTGTTGCCAGCCCCTACCGGCAAAGTGCCGGGTACTTGCACCTCTATTGGGTGTGCGGCTTTGCTGAGGAGGACTTGATACCCCTCCTTGGCGGCAGCTTTGGTGTCCACAGAGGGTGTCTTACCGAAGCTTGGGGCCAGGCGCAAAGCCAGATTCAGGAAGACGGTCTCGGTCGCGGCATCTGGGAGGTTACTGTCGTCATCAAGGTTACTGAGTTCCGGAGAAGAGATTGGGTAGCCAAGGCGGATGCCCTTGCCATCCCATACCCCCATCAGGGTGTCCAGCCGACGTAATGCCGACTGAAGTTGTTCCGGCTCCAGGTCAAAGACATAAGCAGCCAACCCGAGTTCCTCAAAGGCTTGGACCACGAGCTGGCGCTTAGTCCACCCCATGTTAGGCCTTCTTCCAAGGCTGTGACGGGGTGACAGGGGCCTTCGCCTTGACGGAGGGCTTAGGCGAAGGGACAGGCGAAGGAAGCGCCCTGACCTCGCCCGTAGCCCCCAATGCTTCGGGGACAGAGGCGTGCCACCCCTTCGCAAGGAGGTCATCATGCTCCTCCTTGGTCTCGGCCAGGGTATGAACCGAGGCCGAGCGGTAGACGAGACGGGGGAAGTCCATGATCAGGTGTTGGACAGCGAGTAGGTGATGAAGGTATCCGCCGCAGTCTTACGAGTGCGGAAACGTCCAGCTTTGCCAGCAGCCACAACCATGTTACCCACCACCGTATGACCAGAAGCCGCGGCGGTAACGGTGAAGGCGTTGGCGCCGGTGGTGATGACCGACCAATCGAAGGCGTCGCCGATAACCATGGTAGTGGCCAAGTCCATGACCGCCCCGGTCGGAAGGGTACCAGCTACCGCCGCCGCCGTGGTGGAGGTGACGATATTGGCCAGGATTGCTGCGGCGGTCAGGGCGCCGGTGGCGTCCAGAGCGACAGGAGCGCCTTGGTAGACGGCACTTTCCAGCGGGCTCTTGATTGCGGCAGCGGTGCCGATGTCATACTCCACGGGAGCGAAGCCCGCTTCGATGGTGGCGGTGCCCGCAGCGGAGAAAGCTGCCGTGGTGGCCATGCCGCCGTCAATGTTGATGAGGCTGGTGAGGGACGAGGGGATTGCTGGATAGCCGGTAAGCTTCACCACGTCGACAGGGCCTTTGCTGTAGACTGCGATCTTGGCGGAGGCCGGTACTGCGATGGTGACCTTGCCGAAAGGATAAACGCGCATGCTTGGTACTCCTATGAGTGTCTAAAGATCAGGGGCCGAAGCCCCTGAGTCGATTAGGGGCCGAAGCCCCTGAGTCGATTAGGGGACCTGATTGAACAGGAGGATGCCGGTCATCTCGGGCTGCTTGTTGTTCACCCCGAAGCGCACGTCCAGCCGGTACTTGGTCTTGAAGGTGTTAATGTCGAAGAACTTCGTCCAGACAATTTCCAGGCCTTGGTCAGTGGTTGCGCGGAGGACGTTCACACCGGCATCCGTCGGCATCGCATAACGGCCGGGGATGATTTCGATTGCGTCTTTGTGCCAAAACGGATTGACCTGGGCGGCGTCGATATTCAGGAACACGATGGCAGAGTTGGCGGCTTTGGTGTTGATGATACAGTTCTTGTACTGGAGTTCGGCGTCGGTACCGCCTTGGCCAGTGATCATCGGAGGGCTGATGGTCATGGTCGTGGCGGAGTCCACACTGATAACCCGGAAGGTCTTCAGCTGGCCGGTGTCGCCCTTGGTGATGTGATGCACCGCGTTCAGACCAGCCACCGTGAAGGCGTCGCCCGCAGCCACGTTGGTCGTGGAGGAGATGGGGATCGTCTGGTAGCGATTGTCCACGTTGGACATCTCGCCGGTCGCTGCCACTCGGGTCGAGACGGGGACGTGGTAGTTGGCGGCGGCGTCCAGGGTCGACATGGTCAGGCCGGCACCACCAGCAGCGGCAGCCAAGCGGATGGCGTAGTCGAGCTTGTAGGTGTCGAAACTGGCGACGGTGCCGACAAAGGCTTTTTCGTAGGCGCTCAGAACCTTGGAGTTATCCAGGGTGCGGGAGGCCAAGTTGGCGGCCATGCCGTTGTAGTCGCGGGTGTTTAGAGCCAGGTAGCGATCCGAACCCATGATGCCCTGCTCGTTCATGATGGCCTCGCACAGAGCGACGTCATCGAAGCCGGTAGCGGCGACGGCACGCGGAACGATCAGGGTGCCTTGCAGCGAGGCGACGTTCATCACAGCGACGTTGATGTCACTGGCCAGCTTCTGACGAGCGGCTTTGCCGAGACTCTTCTCCTGGATGGCATCACGGAGTTCGGTCGCAGTCATGATCCACGGCACGGACTTGCTGTAACCGATAGTGGCCGGAACCGAGAGTTCGGTGAACTCCTGGAAGTTGGCCGTCTGGTCAACACCATCATAAGACTGGGCGATGTAGGGCATCGGACGCCACATTACGTCGTTGGTACGCTCCATCGTGACCTGATCGGGGGAGTAAATGCTGACGTTGTTGGACAGAATGAGAGCGTCATGGAAACCCTCTTGGATGTCCTCGAACGCTACACGCTCTTCTTTGTTGAACTCATTCGCCATGATTGGCTCCTATATAGATTTAAGAAGCCGCGCGCTTTTGCCGCTTATACGCGGTGACCTTGGTGTAGTCACCAGTCTTCTCGGCATCGGCCCGCAGCCGTTCAAGTTGTGAGTCCGTCCCAGACACTGACTGGCCGGAGCCGGTCGGAATCTTCTCGGGCGGGGGTACTGCCTTGCGGTTGGTCACTTTCAATTGGGTCTCCAGTTTTGCAATCGCAAAGGCAAACTTTACGGTGTCAGTGATGGCGGAGAGTTCTTTCGCCTTCTTCGGGTTCTTGCCAAGTGCGTAAATCACAAGAGCAGGGTTCTCAGCCCCTTTGACAACAATCCCCTGCTGGACCACATTGAACAACTCCTGGGCGGTTGCTTCCGCTTCGTCGTAGTCCTTCACCTTCAACGCCGCTTTCGCAGTTCCGTAGGCGTCCAGCCTGGCTTGCCAGTCTTGTTGAAGCTTCTGATCCTCTGCGGCGACTTTGGCCTTGTTGGCCTCCACAGCGCGCTTCTGATCGTGCCACTTCGTCAGCTCTTCCTCGAACTTGTCCGCATCATAGTCGAAGTCCTCTAGTTTCGGCTTCGCACCCAGCACGACCGGATTTGTCTCAGCCTTGGTGGTGGTAAGCTTTTCCTTCAGCTCTCGATTCTCGCGTACCAGCTCGCGGTGATTTTTACGCAGCTCCCGAACCCACTCAGGCGCAGCTTTCTCTTCATCTTCGGGAGGTGGCGCTTCCTCCCCGATGGTGACCACAACCTCTTCAGCGTGTTCCTCGCTGGCTCCAGAATCCTCATTCTGGGTTTCGTCCAGCTTGGCGTCGGCTACTTCGGTTGCAACACCTTCAACTACTCCTGCCTCTTGGTCCATCTGACGCTCCGTATAAACTCACCCTTGAACGGCGGGCGGGTACCGTATAACCCCAGTGTATTCCGTGATAAGTCATCAGGTCAACAAGGTGGGGAAATATTTATTGATCCTTCGCTTTCTTAAACAGGCGCTGCAGAGCCTCCACCTCTGTGTTGGTCAGATACTCTTCGCCCGTCAGCTTGGCGCCATGCTTCTCAAGGGTCTTCAGTTCGGTCTTGTTGAAGGTCTGGCTTGCCCTCTTCATCTGGGCATTGGCCAAGTCGCCCACATCCGAGAAGTTACCGTTGCGGATGAAGTCCTGGATGAATGGAACATATTCATCCTTTGGCGCGCTGTTCTTGGCCCCTTTGATCTGCGTGATACTCAGCTTGCCCACTCCTTTTTTTTCGGCCAACTTCAGGTACAAATCAGGCTCATTCTCCTGTAAGTATTTTTGCAGCACATAAGGCCGTGCGTCATTTCTGAACCGTTCCCAAACTGCTAGTGGCACGTCCTGCTTGTTCCAGTATTGGGCTGACTTAGGTTCGCCGACCTCAATCGTCACGTGTGGCTTACCGGCCTTGTCGCGCAGGGTGTATAACTGAACCTTCCCATCACGGGCAGCTTGCAGGCCGCCAAGACCATAGGTACCCTCTGAGGCGTAGCCGCCGACTGAGTGGCCCATGGTGTCACCTTCATATTTCACGGCATCTTGGAACGGCTTATCGTCACCCTGATGCTTCAACTCCATCCACTTCAGGCCTTTCTCGTTAGGCTGGCCACCACCGTGGCCAGGTACCGTCTGGTACTCTTTGTGCGATAAGGTAGCCGCGTTGTTAGCAATGACTTTGTTGGCCTCGGCCAGGTTATCAGCGCGCCACTTGTTGATGTCGGCCACGCGGCGGACGGCCTTCTCCACCGACAGGTTTTTCATCTGGTCAGGCGAGAGTTGCAAAGCGCGAGGCAGCCCAGACTCGGGGTTCAGGGCATTGGAGAGTTCGTCGGTTAGGTGGCGGAAGCCGAGCTTGTCTAAGTTGCGTGGGTCGATGCTGATAGCGAAGGCATCCCCATACTCGTTCCCACCTTTGTGGATACCAATGGCGTTGTCGGACAAACCTTCCCAGCTCATCCCAAGGTCCGAAGTAGCCTCCCCCATAGGCTTCTGACCAAGTTCTTGTCGCCGCCCGTAGAGCAGGCTGTTGAAGCTACCGGGTTCATCTGGCGCAAAGTGCAACACCCCTTGATCGGCGAGCTTGCGAAGCTCATCATCCGGCGACGCCATCCGAGTCTTCACGTACTTGGTGAGGGGGCCGGCCACCCAATCATCTATGGCGAATGTGCGCTTTGCATTTTCAACCGCACGGTCAGTCATCCCGGAGAATGTCTCAACCCCTTCGCGTTCAACACCTAGAGCACGTTGTAGTGGTCTCAACACGTCCTCCACACTGCCCGTCAGCCAGTTGCCGCCCTTCGCTTTAATCACACCCATAGCCGCAGGGAGCATAGCCATCCCTTTGCTGGCCAGGGCGGGGACCGCTTCGATGCCACCACCTGGCACTAGCAGCGAAGCCATGAACTCCAGCATCGGATCACGGGCCTCGGATACCAAGCCGGCATTCTGCATCTTCTGGCCTATCCACTCGGAGCCAAGTACCGGCTTCTCCACATCGTAGCCGAAGGGCTTCATGACCATCGCGGTCAAGTCGACCGGGCCGCCAAAGACCGCGGCAACTGCGCGGTAAGCGAGGTCTCGTCCTGAAGGCTTCGGCTTCTCGATCTTGTTCAGTACATCATCCCTGACGTTCATTCCGGCCATTATTCATCTCCTTGCGCGTAGATTGGACCAACGAAGCCGCGTCCATTGCCAAGCGACTATCCCCTTCGTCAATATCGGACAAGATCTGCATCGTCTTGGCCTGAGTCTCGTCCGCTTTGGCAATCGTGAGGACGGTGTCAGCCTTGGCCTTAGCACCACGGGCGTCTTCCGCTGCTGCGGCTGACTGGAGGTACTGGTCATTCGGACTCGGCTTGGCGTTAGCTTTCTCTTCTTCCATCTGCGCCTTCTCGTCCTCAGTCGGCTTGACCACACCCATGCGGAGCAGCCTCATGCGGAAGTAATCGCGGACCTCGGAGATGCCCTCACCTTCCATGTTCAGCATGGCCATGGCGCCAAGAACTTGCTTGGTCTCGGGGTCGTCTGTGATTGCCGCCATACCAGTCAAGGCGCGGACGGTGGAGGCGCGCTTACTCGCGCTGCTCGGGCCAACGTCCACGAACACATCCAAGGCCGCTTCGGCTACGTTGTTCTCATTGACGATCTCGCCGGTGTCGGGGTTAACTTTGGGGCGCAGTAGCTCGACCGAGTCCACTTCGCCCTGGGGCCCGACAGTCTTCATCCGACGCTTCGGCTCGACAAATACGTCCTTGGCCATGGACAACCAAATCTCCCCCGAGCGTTTGACGGCTTTGCTCATGTTCGACATGTAGATGAAGGTCTGCATGTCGAGCTTGTTCTGGATTAGCTCCACGGCCTTGCCGGATACGTTGGCTTGGAGCTCCTCGCCCGCCTGCTGGTTACCGAGTAGGTCTTGCATATCCTGCTCAGTGATTTGGAGCAACGCTGCCATGGCTGGGGGGAGCTGCGGGGGCTTGGTGTAGCCGATAGGGCCGCCGACCATCTGCTGGCCGTTGGCGTCCGTGATTGGGTTCAGCAAGAGGTAGGGGTAATTCTTGACGTTGTCTTCGGCCCACATCAGTTGGTGTCCAGCTACCTGCTCCGGGGTCAGAATGGGTTTCTCGACTGAGGAGAGGGCACTGAGTTCGCCGAGCTTGGACAGCTGCATGTTCTTCAAGCGCTGGGCATCAGTGGCCAAGCGAACGTGACCCATGCAACGCTCCACGTTGTCAACAAACCAACGCTTACCAAAAACCATAACAATCGGGATGCACTTACCCGCGATATACCCGCAGTCTTCCAAGATCTTGGAGCCCGACATCAGGTACTTGTGAACGCGCTTCACCTTCAGCTTCTTTTCACGCACCTTACGGTAGCCTGTGGCCACCAAGCGTTCTTCCAATTCATCATCAGCATCGAAGTCGCTATCCAGGAAGCGTTCTTCCTCTCCATCCATACTGACCCAGACATGGGCGATCTCGCGCTTCTCCTCCACATCGTACATCTCGGCGATGTAAACAGCATCCGGAGTCGACCAATCAAACTCGCTTTGGTGAATATCCTTGGGCCAGGATGCCGGGTCATCGTCGTACTCGTCACGGTAAGCCTCAGGTGTCACGGATGTGAGCACATAGCATCGCTTGGCGTCAGATTTGTCTTGGCGCTTGGCCCCAAGGTCGAAGAAGACACAGGAGTCAGCGTCGAAGATAGGCTCAATACGAATGCGCTGGCGCTCGTCCTCTGGGTCTTCGTCATCTTCATAGGTTGTACGCAGACGCCATGCGCCAATACCGCCGCCGACCGCTTCTTCAAAAGCGTTGTCGTAGGCTTCTTGCGCCCAGCTGTCTTGCTCATCAGCGCGGTACAGACCGTTACAAGTATCGGAAAGCTGGTCCGCCTTGCTACCATCCTTCGGCGTGAAGTCGACCGTGATACGGTTGTTCCGATACTCATTGAAGATCCGGATCACTGAAAGGTGGATCTTGTTGACCTCGAACTTCGGCTTGTTTTCGAACTGATCACCAAGAGGGCCTTCCCACTGTGCACCCGCGATAGAGTAGAAGCGGCGATCCTTCAGGCACTGGAGTCGCTCGTCACGCTGCGCTGCCTGAATCTGGTCGAACTCTTTGAGGGCATCTGCGTGAACCTTGGCAAAGCGTGCGATTTTTGTTATAGCCATGGCTAACTCCGTTTGAAGTGGTTGATGGTTGGAATATTGTTGACCACAGGTCTCTTCGTGGTTGCCTTCAGGACGCCCGGGAACAAGGCAGTCAGCACCCAGATCAGCGCGTCTGCTCGGTTAGGGCTTCTCTCCCCTACGTAGCCAGCGGTGGTGAAGGAAGAAAGCTCGTCTTCTAGCTCTCGAAAGTGTCCTACATGCCGGACCTTGCCCTGTTCATACAGGGCTGAGATTGGTTCGGCACGGACAGCTTTGCCGCGCGAAGCTGTGACGGTCAAAAATGGCGTTCTTGGGCGCGCCGTCTGGACGACGTGGTTAACCATCGCCCCGCCGTAGTTGATCTCACCCACCACGATGTCCGCCTCGTTACGGTCGAAAGCCTGGCCTACCACGCTGCCCCAGGTCGCCGGTCCAGCCTTGAGGGTCAGGTCCTCAAGCACGTAGCAGTTGCCGTCGGTACCGAGACCGGCTACACATATGCCAATCTCGTCGTTGTCGGCGTTGTTCTCGTCGCCGCTACCAGAGGGGTCCACGCCAATGGCTATGCGGACCATGTCAGGTAGCTCACCGCCCTGATGTCGCCACTTGTCGATGGTCTCATCCAGGAACAGTTGGTTCGGATTGGCGTCAGCAAACTCCCCAATCAGGAAACGCTTTTGTAAGCGAGAGCTCAGCCCTTGTAGGGTGTCCAGGTAACCCGCGGCGAGGTTCTCTTCGTTGTCCTTGGGATTCATCTGGAAGCTGACGTAGTTGTCCGGGTCTTTCAAGGGCAACCGAGTATCGGGGTCAATCTTTTTGACAAAGACTAGGTAAGTCCAGTGAGCTTTGTTCGGGGGATTGCAGTCGTAGAACATGCGTGGCACGAGGGGGATATCTTCGCAGCCACGAATCTTGGCCATAGCAAACTGAGCCAGACGAGTCACCACCATGTTGCGCCCGTGCCAAGGAATCTGACTGCACTCGTTCAGGTAGATGGTGGCGTATTCATTACCCAAAATCTTCTCTGTGCGCTCCTTGTCATCCAAGCCGCCAAACCAAACCTCCGAGCCATTTTCAAAGGCTACAAACCAATCGGACTTGGATAAACGCCACGGCACACCGGGGAAGGCAAGCTCCATAACCTTGGGAAAGGTGTCGAAGATGATGGACGACTTGATGTGGTTGAAGCGGAAGCGCAGGATGCAATGGCGACTGTTCGGGGCCTTGAGAGCCCGCATGACCACACCGCGCACGTATAGGAATGTCTTACCAGACCGGGAGCCACCAAACAGGATGGAGTGGGTTGCTTTCCCGGACAGCACGTCCATTGCTGCAACCTGCTTGATGGTCAGGTGAAAGGTCATTCACCCAGCTCAATGCGACGTTTAGCCAAGCCGAGCATCATGTAGGTCATCGGGGCGGGCTCTGCACAGCGGCCAATTAGACCCAGGCCAATATCTCCGCCCGCAACTTCTACGATCCACGCAAGGCGGTGAACGTCACCCAGGGCGCCAGACTCGATCTCGTCGGCCAGACGGCGCAAGGCTCCTGGCACGTCGTCCAGCTTTGAGCCGGGGAACTTTACGAGATTCACAGCGCCTGATCCTGAGGAGAGGCCACCACAAACACTGTGGCTTCCTTCTTGCCGTCCGGGGTTGTCTGCGCCACCTTAGTCGGCATGTCCAGGCCAAGCATCTTGGCCCGGCGCTCCATGACGCCCAGGGCTTTGGAGACCGCCGCTAGTACCGGCCCCGCATCCTTCAGCTTGTATGTCTTGATGTTTCCCGTTTCAGGATCGATAAGCGGAACACCTTTCTCATCGTCAATGGTGTCACGCACTATTTCACCAGACGATACCAAAGGATGAAAGGCATGAAGAACAGCCATGACTTCCTTCTCCAGACGATCCAGCTTTTGGCTTTCCATCTTGCGGAGGTCTTCGACATTGTCGATGACGATAGTCTTCAGTGCACTCTGGAGACATTTCTTGATGTAGGTGTCGCTGTAACCGAGCTCCCGGGCAATGTGTGCTGGAAGCATGCCGTCGCGGCGCATAGCCAAGACCTTGGCCTCAAGGTCGTGCCTTGCGGGGGAGTAAGCATTCGTCTCCTTGCGGTGTTTAGTTCCAGGCGGCGGCATGATTCATTAGGTGATTGGACAATGCCCGAGTTTACCACAGGCTCGCGGGTCTTTCCAGCGCCTATTGTGATCCCCGTCAGTCGTCGTACTCTCGCCAGAAGTGGTCGACCTCTTGATAGTCCTTCTTGATCAACCAGACGGCCAGCGCCCCGCAGGCGAAGCTAATACCGTACAGTATATGGGGCAGGTAGTCAATAAAGGTATTCATCGCATCACCTCTTCAGTAAGACGCTTCTCAAACCAGATTATGAACGCTTCCATGCTAATCTCACCCGGCATTGTGATGACCGACTTCGACAGCTTTAGACTTACTCTGAGCCGAACGGACCATGCCCTACGGCTCTGCCTATAGAACAACACGGGAACACGATCTTTGCCTGCCTGTCGCACTGTTTGCAACCACCAGCTACTCACCTGTAGCGTCTCGTGATGCTTCACCTCCGGAGCCAACCAATCCAAGCCAGCAATATCGTAGCCGCCCTTATGACTCTGTGTCAAATTCCGTTCCAAAGAGATTAGCTCTTTTCCGGCAGCCTGATACACCCTAGTGACCACAGGCTGTAACAACTTCACAATCTCGCGTTCTGCTCTCTTGCCTTTATCCAGGCTACTCTTCCCAGCCATCTCTATCTCCTAGATTAACCACCTTTAATCGGGGTTATCGAACAATTTGAATTAGATTCTCTTGTATTATCAATTACTTACTAAGGTTTAATAAATTTAAGGGGGGTACATATATAAATACGCCTTATTCCGATCCATCTTTTCCGTCTTATTACCTTATAATTAGGGTTAAACTTTCAAATGGCGATTAGTCGTTAGTAATCAACGAGTTAACCCGTTAAAACGCCCTAAAACCCGGGCGATCTACATTAACTTGGATACTCACCATCCAGTCCCGATTCCATAGGCTACTCCAGAATACTGGAACTTCTCCATTAGTTTCTGTCTAGGCACCTCTTGCAACATCCCCGAGTCCATCATGGCTTGAAGGGTCTTCTTGATCGCTAGAGTCGCCCCTAACCGATCTGTCCGGAAGCTGGACAACGTGGCTGTCCTCTGTAACATGTGGGCGTAGGGAATAATCCTCGCCTTAATCAGCGGACCATATCGCTTCTTAACGGCTGGTGCCGGGTCTTTCAAGTACTGTTCGATGGCCCGTTTCAGGTCGTGGAATTGCTTACCATCGCCCTGGCCCACGTCACCCTCTTGGAAGCGCGAGGACACCCGTGTGACATCGCTGACAATGAAGTCGATGGCCCACTGGGCCAGGTCGGCGGTGACGGTCGGGTTATGGGGGTTGACACCGACGGCGAGGAGGGCGGCGAGCTTGAGGGCCTTGAGGTGGGCTCGGTTCCACAGCTGGGCTTCAACGTCCAGCCTAGTTCCATTTATCTCCTTATCAACTCGGGCATCGAAATTATCCAGTAATGCGAGGCTGTGGCTATCGAGCTGGACTGGAGCACAGACTCCGTTGTTGGACGTTGTAAGGCTGATTGTGACTAGGTCGGCGAAGCACTGGATTAGCCGAGCAGGCGGAGGCTGATTGGCGTTCCTATTGCGAGGTGGTCGATCCCCCCGGTACTCCATGATCGTGAAACGCGGAATAAGACCTTCAGCGATATGGCTGGCGTCGAGCCCATCGAAGAAGGCCTCAGGAGTCGACTCGCCTAGAATGGTGACATTTGGAGCCTGAACAACTTTAGTATTTTTCTCGGTGTCGCTGTAGACCGAAGAGCGTAGCATGCGGTTCCACCCAGACTTGGCGTAAAGATCCAGAAGAACCTTACGCAGCATTATCTGGGCGCTATTGGCTCGGTGGTCGCTAAGCTGCTGAAGGGTGAGGCCAAACTCTCCTAGGACCGAAACGAAACAGGGCCTCTCATTCAGCACCTTGACTAGGGCCTGGCCTGACGCGAAGGCGGCGGGACCGAGGAACTGGTCCACCATAGGTATTTGCGGACGAGTGGCGGCTATGAGGTTTTCAATACCGGCTTGCGCTCCCTCCTTGCCGGCTCCGGTGCGTGCCAACAAAACAATATATTGGTTGAGTCCCGTTCCGGAGATGTTGTAGCTTCGGCCGCAGACGCCAGCGCAGAGGGCAATAGCGGCAGCGAGAGCGATCTCCGGCACAGGGCGCACAGCCGTCCGGTAAAAGAAGAGGGCCATCTCGCCCACTAGTCCAGGAGGGAACGCGACCGCAGAAAGGCTAGCGGGTTCTACGCTGATCGGAGTGGCGGTGACTAACTCCGCATTAGCCACGAGGGCGGAGAGGTCGACTGGGGGCGGTTGCTGGGCGCGTATCTTACCCAGGGCGAAGTTCAGATAGGTGTTGTTCTTAATTGCCTTCTCCCGCTTGCCAAGCGCAGACATTCGAAACAGGCGCCGGACTTGTTCGTTGTCCTGGGTGTAGTAGGCCAGGATAGCGAGGAGGGCAAAGTCGGCCTCCGACTGACTTGGGTAGTCGGAAAAGTCCCCACTACATAAGCTGTTGAATTTGTCGGAGTTGCTAGCTCTCATCGCCATGGCCAAGACTTCGTCATCGGACTGGATCGAGACCCCGTTAGTGAGATCGACTGTGGGCGCTGGCTTCATTTCCCCGTAAAGGATGTCCAGTAAGGGCTGGTGATCGTTGATGGGCGAAGGCCGGACGACATCTCCGGTGCAGATCATATACCTCTCGGAGGAGTAGACCTCAACATTATCACGGTGGACGCCAAACGGGAGTCGGCCCTTGACAATAATATGATACCCACGCCCGCTGGTGGAACGCTCGGTATAGCTGTCGAACGCGGTCAGTATTTTCTGGTGCCGACCCCATTGCTCTTCAGTCAGCGGCTTCTCGGGTTTGTTATCCAGGTCTATGATTGTGAACGGATCCCAAGGGGCTAACACAAAACCAACATGAGCAAAGCCTGTTCGACACGCCTCTTCAAAGGTGGCCCAAGTAGCCGGATCGGTAACGCTGGCGGCTTGGCCAGTGCGTGGGTTAATTGGGATTCTATTTGAACCGGCCACTACCCATTGTGGGAGGGTACGGAGTTCCACCGGAATATTATTAAGCATTACTACCTCACAGGAGAGGGGTTTTTGTGAGGTGCTCGTAAAGGTATTGCACCCGATTGACCGACGGGTTGCGGAACCGGCCTGAGGCAAACTTCTTCAGCCAGTAGAAAGATATGTCCGTTTCAGCGCTAATTTTGATGAGATCGACTCCATCCAATAAAAGGCCAGTCCGCCTCATTAGACTCAAGGGTTGATCATAAGTTGCCTGTTTCACCGCTTTCTCCTAAGTGGGTGTGGGTAGGTGGATTATATATAGGGGGACCCAATCCTCCAACCTTCAAAGGGAACATTATAGGGATTGTCAGTACTGGAGACCGCCGATATAATGGGACTCCCTACGATAGGAGCTGCACATGGACTACGATGAACGCATGAGACTGCTACAAAGCTGGAATACCGCGGTAGTGCAGGTGGAGGCTTGCAGGCCGCTGATTGCCCAGGAGCAGGAACTCCGTAAGGCCGTCATGGCTGAGTTCTTCCCCACTCCCAAAGAAGGGGTCAACAACCTCGACATGGGCCAGGGCTGGACGCTCAAGGGCACCTACAGGATCGACCGCAAGGTGGACGAAGCGGCTCTCCCCGCGGTCAAGGAGCAGCTCCGCGAACTCGGGGTCAACGCGGATACCGTGGTCAGATACAAACCCGAAGTCGCCACCACCATTTACAAGACCCTCTCAGATCAGGCCCGTCGGGTCTTCGACACCGTCCTGACCATCAAGCCTGGGAGCCCGACTGTCGAACTCATCCCTCCGAAGGATGTGTAATGAGTATCCTTTCGCAGGTCAATCACTCGCAGCATCGAGTCGGTATCCGGGCGGTGATTGCCGGGATCGAGAAGGTGGGCAAGACGACGCTCGCGTGCTCGGCTCCGCGAGTCCTGCTGGTGCCACTGGAACAGGGCTTCTCCGGGGTATCGGTGATGAAGACCCCGATGCTGGAATCCTTCTCCGACGTCATTGCCTTGCTGGACGAAGTCATCGCCACTGGCCCGGCCTTTCCCTACAGCACGCTAGTATTCGACTCGGCCACGGCTTTGGAACGCTTGATCCATGACGGGGTCTTGCGAGCTGATCCGGTCTACGCCAAGGGGAACAAGAAGGGACTTACCATGGAGTCTGCCCTGGGCGGATATGGCAAAGCGTATCAGTTCGCCAATGAGCAGTTCGCCACCTTCTTGCAACGCTGCGACTGGCTCGCAACCAACATGGCCGTCAACATCGTTCTGACCTGTCACGTCTTTGCCGCCAAGGTCATTGACCCCGCCTTCGGGGAGTATGATACCTGGGACTTGCTCCTCCATTCCCCGAAGAACCAGAAAGCCTACGGCAAGCGCGAGATGCTTACCCAGTGGGCGGACTTGGTGGGCTTCTTGCATGAGCCACTCTTCGTCGCCGAAAGCGACAAGACGCAGCTCAAGAAGGGTATTTCAACAAACAAGGGGCGTATACTAGCGGTCAATCGGACGCCCGGCTACGTCGCCGGCAACCGGTACGGTGTGGTCAACGACATCTCAATACCGAAGGAAAAGAGCTGGAATCCGCTCGCACAAGAGATATATAATTCTTGTGGGGCTGATTTTTTCAACCGGGATTGACATCCCAACTAGGAGAAGTAACCATGGCATTACTTAATTTCGACGCATCACAGGTCGCTCCGGCAACGGCGCTGGACCCCGTACCGGCTGGATGGTATACCGCGATGGTGGTGGAATCGGAAATGAAGCCGACGGCCGACGGCACTGGCCGCTATCTCGAAATGGTCAACGCCATTATCGAACCGGCCGAGTACGCTGGTCGCAAGGTCTATGATCGCATCAATCTGCAGAACAAGAACCCGGTGGCTGTCGAGATCGGCTATAAGACCCTGTCGGCCATCTGCCACGCCGTAGGCATTATCCAGGTCCAGGACAGCCAGCAACTTCACAATCGTCCCTTCGCCATCAAGGTGTCGCTGCGTCCGGCCGGCCCGGGAGCAGATGGCAAGAACTATGAAGCGAGCAATGATGTGAAGGGTTACAAGGCTGCCAGCGAGCGCACCAATACCACCCCGGCCCAGGTCGCTCCCCCGCCTCCCGCTGCTCCTCAGTGGGCGCCTCCGGCACAAGCGCAGGTGCCTCC